AGATTCAGATTATTCTATTACCTATACAAAAGGCATTGAACTATTTGGTCAAAAGCTAGGGGCTACAGCAAGTTTCTCTGGACTTGATTCCACTTTTGGGGACAGAGATGAAATTGCAGTTGGCTTATCTTACAAGTACTCTCTATTAGATACATCATGGGCAGTTTGGCATGATTTAGATAATGAGTGGTATGGTGTTGAGATTGGAGCTTCAAGCACTTTTGAGACTCCTATTTCAAACCTATCAGTAACTCCATTTGTTACTCTTAACCTTGTAGATGAGTATACAGCAGTTGAGGCTGGTCTTAAAGCAGGTTGGTCTATCACTGACCAGTTATCCGTACTCTCTAAGATTTCATACAATAACAATGATTTCGAAGGATCTTCTTTTGAAGTAGAAGATGAGTGGATTATTGGAGCAGGAATAGGCTTTAAATTCTAATTTAAAATTAATTTTAATTAGTTTTAATAACAAAATTAAAAAGCTCTCCGCAAGGAGGGCTTTTTTTGTGTAAGTACTTTCAATGGAACCAGAAAAATCCTTGTTAAAAGAATTCCTTCAGGGTGGATGGCTTGTCCCTTTGATTGGAGCCGCCGCCATGTTTGCTAGACTTTTGTCTGCAAATAACGAGTTAAGTTTAAAACAACAATTTAAAAGAATCCTTACGGCCGCTATCGCTTCAGGTATTGCTTGGTTTGTTTTAGAACAAACGGATGTATCTTCTCTTACTAAAGCTATAACTTATGGAATAATAGGTGTTGTTAGTCCTGAAGTTATAGGAGGTATAGTGAGATTAGGCCAGAAGTTTGAGACTAGCCCTTGGAAATTTTTTAAAAAATGAAATCTAAGTATATAATATTTTGCATATTAGGTATAGTAGCAGCATTTGCTGCTCAATTTCTTTCCATCTACAATGAACTACATGGCTTATTATTGCATGGATATGAAACAGGATTATCTGTTGATGATATGAAACATTTACTTGATGAAAATATGTATAATTTTAAATCTTCTATAACAAAAATGTTGGCGTTGCTTTTTGTTATAGGTATTTGCGCGTCGTTTAAGAAAAAATGTTACTAAAATGAATTTTAAAGGTAAAAAAGAAGTAGTTAAAGCTGTACAAAAACTATTAGGTGTTTCTGCTGATGGGGCAGATGGTCCCGTAACATGGAATGCTATTTTAGCAAAGCTATCCACAAAGAATGTTCCAGCACCAGATGGTGATATACCTCAAAAAATGGTTTCATTAGCTAGAGAAGAAATAGGAGTTTCTGAGGTTGATGGTAGTAACTGCGGGCCAAGAGTAGATGAATATAAAGCCGCGACTTGGCTTGATCCAGATAAAGGTTGGCCATGGTGCGCTGCTTTTATTTGTTGGCTAGTCAGAGAGGCAATTGAAGGTGAGGATGTAAAGTTTAAAAGACCAAGAACTGCTGGCGCTTGGGATTTTGAGAATTGGGCCAAACAGCAGGTTTCAAATGGCATAGATCTTCGTAAACCAACAAATGGAAATATTAAAGCTGGAGATATAGTTGTCTTTACCTTTTCCCATATAGGCATCGCTGTCAAAGATATAGACTCAAGTGGTTATGTAGTAACTATAGAGGGGAATACAAATGGCGCTGGAAGCAGAGAAGGTGGATCTGTCTTAGAGAAGAAGCGCCATGTTTCTAAAATAAGAAGTAGAATAAGAATTCTTTAATATTTTGTTGCTTTATTTTCTTTTTACGTTATTTCTTTTTTAAATGGAAGATATACCTATAAAAGTTGATAGAAATGAAATATTTAATTTTGTGGTCGGCAAATCTATTTTTGACCCTATAGAAAAATGTATAGACCCTACTAGATATGAAGTGTTTGATACTTTTATATATGACAATGAAACTGATAGGAAATATGTACAAGGGCCAGTTTATAATAGATTTTGCTGGGAAGTGACTAAGTTAAAAAACTTATCAGAAAATATGACAGGTGCAGAAATTATAAGAATTTGCGAAGAATTAGAGGAAATAGCACCTAAACTTGTCAATCTTGAGAAATAATTCCCTGTTGTGGTTCTTTGTGTAATATATTGTATAACCTATAATATATTATGGAAGTAATTCTCAAATTAATTGAAGACAATCCTTGGTTCGGTGTTCTTACCGCCGCAATCGCTTTAGCATCTGCAATTACAGCAGCAACTCCTACACCCAAAAAAGGTACTATTTGGGCTAAAATCTACGCTCTTATTGATTGGGCTGCGATTAACATAGGAAAAGCTAAAGATAAAGGGGAATAATCCTTGAATAATCTTTGTGATAGGCTATAATACTCTTAATGAGTATGCAGCCTATTTTTAGCCGATTAGAAGTTCACCCCAAGGGTTGGGGAGAAGAGCTTTGGATTACCAACAATTATAAATATTGTGGTAAAATTTTACGTTTTAAACAGGGGTCTTCCTTCTCAATGCATTATCACATTCAGAAGGAAGAAACTTGGTGTGTCACTAGAGGTAAACTAAAGTTAGAATATTTTAATTTAGAGACTTCTGAACGCCTTGAAAAAGAATTAGTAGAAGGCGACACTGTTCATTTAAAACCTTGCATCCCGCACAAGTTGACAGCATTAGAAGATTCAGATGTCTTTGAAGTCAGCACTCAACATTTCAATGAGGACTCTTATAGAGTAGAAAAAGGCTCATCGCAGAAATGAAGTTTTTAGTTATAGGTGAAACTTGCAAAGACGAGTTTTGCTATGGCAAAGCTAATCGTTTGTGTCCAGAAGCTCCTGTTCCTGTATTTATACCAGATCATAATACAAGCAACTTAGGTATGGCGGCTAATGTTTATGAAAATATGCGGGCTATAGATAACGATACTCATAAAGATATGCCTTTTAAAAATGACATAGCATTAAGTACTAATTACTGCATTGGTTCTAAAACTAGATATATTGACATAGAATCAAATCAAATGTTTTTAAGGGTTGATACAGATAAGTATGAAGCTTGTGACAAGTTGCCAGAAAACATAGAGTCATTTGATGCCGTTATTGTTTCAGATTATAACAAAGGATATTTAACAGACTCGCAGTTAAGAGAGATTGCAAGAAGAAGCAAATTAAGTTTTTTAGATACTAAAAAACAATACAATCAAGAATGGGCTAATTTGTTTACTTTTATTAAGATAAATGATAAAGAGTACAAGGAGAATGGTTGGACACATCAAGGAGAGAATTTAATAATCACAAAAGGTTCAAAGGGTTGTTGGTACAATAATAAAGATTATAAACTTAGCAAACCTTCAGAAGTTAGAGATGTTTCAGGCGCAGGAGATACATTTTTAGCTGCATTTGCTTATTCATATACAGCCACCAAAGATGTTGAATGCTCAATAATATATGCCCAAGATTGTTGTCAAAGAGTAATTAAAAAGAAAGGTGTTGCTACAATATGAAACATAAGAAAATAATGACTTTTGAGGAAATAAAAAATGAAAGACTTTTCGCTAAACAGTTAGAAGAAGTAGGCATAAAAAAATTTTTTATTTTTACTAACGGTTGCTTTGATTTATTTCATGCTGGACACGCTAGTTTGCTTAACGGGATGAAGAATGCTTGTAGTTTAAATTCTAAGTTAGTGGTTGGTATAAATGGAGATGCGAGTGTTAAATCAGTAAAAGGTAAAGACAGGCCAATAATACCCGCTAAACAAAGAGCTTATACTGTAGCTTGTCATGAAGCTGTTGATTATGTATTTATTTTCAATACTAAAACTGTAGCTAAACAACTAAAAGAACTTCAGCCAGATTTTTGGTGCAAAGGTGGCGATTATAATGAAGATTCTTTAAATAAATCAGAGTTAAAAGCAAAAGGTAATGCTATACTAAAAGTGATACCTTTTGTAGAAAATGTAAGTACAAGTAATATAATAAGTAATATAATAAGTAAAATTCATGATAAAAAGTTATAAAGAGATAGAAGGGTGGTTTAATTATGAGAGAGTTTATGAAGACTTTTCTA